GATTTTGTCGGAACTCTGAATGTTTTAGTGGTTATACCACTTGCCACTGATCCATCAGATGCAGTTGCATATTCTGACATCACTATGTATGCATCTTTTAAAAACTCAGAGTTTCATGTTCCTATTTCACAAGTTCTTTCTAGGCGAAAATTCAATCCTCTCTATATGAAAGAACTCAATATCACAGAGAGAGATAGAACTTATGAAAGACTTAAGCAGTTTACTGCTGAGTTTGAGACTATATCAGAAAGCGGTGAGTCCGAACAATATGAGGAAATGACAATTGAAGAAATCAGAGCTATGTTTCCCCATATTAAGATAAAGCACGAACCAGCTAAGTGCCAAGGTTCTTCATCATCAAAACAATCTGATGATAAGACCAATACAACCACCGTTGACTCACACAATGTTGAAAAAGGACACAACACTATTGTTATGGGTAACCTTACTGAAATTATTACAAATGAAACTGCTCCCGAAAAATCGAGCTGTTTCAGTCCAGGTGCCCCTACAATAGTGACTGACATGAGTGGTTCAAGTAGCCAAACTTCCACTAATACGCAAACAACATCTCCAACAACTGATGTTAAAATGCCTGTACCTGGCGAGATGGATAAACCACCTACCACTTTCCGAGTACTTATGGAAGAAGAACCAACGACAAATTTTATGCATGGTTCTGGTTTGAACTACGCTAAACGAATGGATCTTCGTCAAAGAGCTGAGCAACAACCAGACGAAGAACATTTTGGAACTGGGGAAGATGAAATGGATCTGCGCAACATGTGGCAGAAACCAAGCTATTGCAATGCTATTGGTACCATAAATTCAACAACTGGTGCCTCTACATTGACTATGAATGCGCGGCAGAACAATTTCATCTATATTTCTCAAGCTAATACCCCAGTTAACACCGTTATAGCTTGTGGGTACATTTCACCTGTACCTGAACTATATGATCCTGGCATAGACGTTTGCCCAGCTTTTGGCACTGTGTCACCTAAGGTTTTCCTGAGTAATCTTTGTTATTACTCATGTAAAGCTACTTGGTGGTCTGGTGCGCTCGTCTACACCTTTGAGTTTGTTTGTACAGAATTTCACACAATAGAATTGGTGTTTACGCCACACTATGGTGTGTATACTGTACCAACAGACTTAGGGGCTGCCACAGATCAATATGCGACATATTTTAAGTTGGGTGAGGGAAATACCACCTTTTCCGTCACACTAATTAATATTTTCCAACGACGTTTCCAGAGAATATACAATGGAGGCACACCAACTACACGAAATGTCATCGATTCTGCAATTGGAGTGTGGTCACTGAGAACTTTAACAACACTCAATGGCCCATCCATTGTGAATGGTAGCATTCAAGGCCTCATGTATATTTCAGGAGCTCCTAATTTTCAAGCTTGGGGCTTTTATGGAAACAACAAGACGTTAGTACCATTGTGTGGGCAAAGTTCTGAGAAAAAGAAAACCGTCAAATTTTGCTCAACATGCAATAGACGAGCTGTGCGATTGCATGATGAACACAAATGGTACTGTGTGGATTGTCGAGCTTATCTAGTTCGAGATCCACGACACGAAAAAGCGACCTGTCAAGCTAGTAACACTATAGCTTCAGGCGCTGTGCGACATGTTGGACATCTAATGACAACTGGTGATCCAACACCAGCTGATTCATCACATTTTGGTAGTGTGGAAACAAA